GAGGTATAATGAAGTTACAGTAAGATTATATAATACAGTAGGAGCAACAGTTAATGGAGATCAAATACCTTTTAGAACATCGGCTAGTCCAATGGGTCAGCCCATATCTTCCTTTACAGGAGATAAAAGAGTGAGTAATTTAGGATGGGATCGGGAAGGACAAGTAACAGTACAGCAAACACAACCTTTACCAATGACAATTTTAGGAATAACAGGAACATTAGTAACAAGTGATTAATATGACAACGCAAGAAAAAATATTAGAAGCTAAAAAATTATTAGAACAGTATGCACCGAAAGGTGAATTTTTAGCATACATCAATCGAGATGAAGCTAAAACTTTAAAAGAGTTAGGTGGTTCTGGAATAATAATTGAAGAAACTGGCATACCTTCTTTTAATCCTATGTATATATTTGCAGCAGTAATGGCTGCTACATCTGTACTTTCTTTTATGGGAAGTATGAGGCAGATGAAAACTATGAAAACAGCAGCGGCATGGGATAAATACCATGAAAAGATAAATCAAAGTTATAAAACTATTCAAGCAAATAAAAGAGCTAAAATATTATTAAGCGAAAAAAGAGCAGCACAGGGAGCAAGAGGAGTACAAATAGGTACAGGGTCTACTTTAATGGAACAAAATTCTGTTGTTGCTAATCTTGAAGATACAGTATTTTGGATTAATAAAGGGGCTGAAATGACAGTAAGAGAAATAGATTATAGATTAGCAGGTAAATTACAAGCAACAGCATGGAACGCTGGTACATCATTAATAAGTGGTTTAGGCGGTGCTTATAGTACCTCTCAAATGAAAGTTAATCCTTAATGTATTTGATAAATGTATGGGATGGAGATGAATTATTATTTAAAGGAAAAACAGAAACAGAACCAAAGATAGATATGAATGAAAAGTTTTATAATGTTAAAACAAATGAAGAAGGAAAAGTTGTGGAATATAAATTTGAACCTGCTCGATATAGAATTAATTATGAGGAAATAAATGGCAGCAATTAAAATACCAAGAGATAAATCATCAGATTTAGTAAGTTTACCTACAACAAGAATATCGGGTGCTGTAACTGATGTTGTAGGGCCTAATATTGACAGATTAACATCTTTATTAGAAAGAACAGCTAAAGAAAAACACGCTAATAATATTAGATTAGAAACTTTAAGAGTTAATGATAAAGTTGCAGCTAAAAAATCATTATTAGATGGAATGGGTATAGAGTTTATACAAAAACTTAAAGAAATGGATGAAATACCTTCACCAGAAAATATGGATAAATTAATGAAGCAACATAAAATGAAGGTAGAAGCAGAAGTTAATAGATGGAATCAAGGTGATAATAATTTTAAAAGTGCTTTTGAAGGTGATAAACTAGCCGTTTTAAATTCTACAAAAGAAAAATTTTATCAAGAAAAAAATATAAAAATATTACTTCAAGGTAGAGTTCGTTGGGATACTTATAATACAGATCGTTCAAAAAGACTTGATGGGTTAGTAGGACAACCTAGTCACGCATTATGGGCTGCCTACGAATATGAAACACAGTTATTAGAAAAAGAAGTATCATATGCACAAGGGGCTGGATTAATTGAACATTTAAAATTAGTAGATGAACAAAATAAATTACTTTTAGATTTTGGAAAGATAGCTGCTGGTGCAGGATTTTTAAAAATGGTAGAAAAACCAGATGGTACAATTAGCCAAGAAGTAGATACTTTAGCTGTATTAAAAAGTTTAACTGATATGGGTGAACCTGTATTTGATGCACACGAAGGAGAACAAATTAGTGGTAAACGAACTACTTATTATGGAATAGATATATCTCCTATAAGAGATCAATTAATCGAACATTTTGATAAAGCATCCACAGATCAAATTAATACAGAAATAAAAAATGATAAAGTAACTGTGGATAAATTAACAGATTTATTTATGCCACAGGCATTAGATGGAACTGGTAATCTTGATGTTATTGATAGTGCTAATTGGCCTTTAGACACACAAAGCCAAGATATAAAAAATCAAGTTAAATCTATATTAATAGCAGCAAAAGCTAATTCATTAAATACAGAAAGTAATGTCAATATGACATTAGAAATTGAAACATTAATTGAAACTAATAAAATTTTTGATGAATTTGAGAAATTTTGGCTACCAAGTGAAGAAGATCATAAAGAAGCATTTATGAAATTAGATGGATTTGATGCAAATGGAGGTAGTATTGCAAATAGATTATCTCTTGGAATGATTGGCACAACACATAATAAAGAATTGAAAAAAATGCTAACGCTTGATGATGCGGATAGAGCAAGATTAGCACGATTTAATACTTGGTCAGATAGTATCAAAGGTAAAGTAGAAGGTAAATTAGCAAAGCATAATTTATACGCAGCAGATTATTGGTTTCAAGTTAAGATGATGTTAAGAGAAAGATTTTTTGATGGTTTACGAAAAGGTACACCAATTCACGAATTAACAACATCAACACATAAAAATTATATTTTTAAAGATGAAGCAGAATATCTGAAAAGTTTACCACAACAAGCAGAAGAATTAGCTATTACTATGCAAGGTGGTTCAGTCATAGATACATCGGGTAAAATTTCAACTAAAGAATATACTGGGCCAATCTATGATGATAAAATGAAAAGTAAATATACAACAAAAGAAGAATGGTTTAATAGTCCAGAATTTCAAAAATGGCAATTTAAAGATTATCCAGAAAATACAATAGAATCAGAAGCATTTAGATTATATATGCAATATGATTTTACTCCACCAACAATAATGGCTACTTATAGTAAACAAAGTAAAAATTTAAAAGTTGCAAAAGCAACAAATCAAATAGAAAAAGATGCTATTGAATTAGATATAGCATATCATTTAGTACCAAACAAACCAGAAGGTTTTACAGGTAAAAATTGGGTAGGTATTTATAAAGCAAAAAATAAAGATGCAGTAACTTTAGCAGAATTAGAAAAAATAGTTAGTAAAGAAAAATTTATTAGGACTAATAAGAAACGTAAAGACATAAAGAAAAAGATGCTTACATCAGATAATCATTCAGAAATTGAAAAGAAAATATTAGATAATGATAAACGATTTAAGAAAAAAGAAGATGGTTATTATTATTGGGTTATAGATGGTAAAGTTTCAAATATAAAAGTTGATCCTAGATTAATAGACTAATGGAAATAAACGAATTACAAAAAAATAGATTATTAAAAGATTCTGGATTTCCAGTTAATGATAGTTTACTTAAAAAAGATAATATTAATGAGTTAAGACTATTAAAAGATTCTGGATTTTCTACAAGTGATGGTACAAATTTAATTGGTAATACTACAGATAGAAAAGACCTTGAAGATGCCAATCGTAATTTTTTTCAAAATGTTTTAGGTAATATATCTGAATGGGCAGTAGGTGATGATGCTGATTGGGGTACATATTGGGAAAGAGGTTTAGGTAAATCTAATATTAATTTAATGATGCAATACCATACCGAAGGTAAAAAAGGATTTGATTGGAGAACAGCTTTTGACGCAGAACCAGAAGATACAGGTGCTTTAGAACGAGCATTTGAAACGATTGTAGGTATAGGTGCTGATTTACCAACTTTTGCGGCTGGAGGTGCTATAGGAAGTTATGCGTCTGGTGGAAATCCATTTGCAGCAGGTTTTGGAGCGGGTTTTCTAAATGATAGTATTAAAGAAATGTATCATCAAGCATTAATGAAAGGCCAAGTCGAAAGTTTTTCAGAATGGTGGGAGTTATTTTTAAAGCACGGAGTACAAGAAGGAATTAAAGGTGGTTTAACAATAGGAGCATTGCACGTTGCTCCAGCCGCTTTAACAAAATTAGGTTTTAAAACAACTAACTTAAATAAATTTTTTGCAAGATACACAGCATTAACAGGTATGGGAGCAGTTCTTGAAGGTGAAATGCCTAGTTGGGAAACAATGCAAAATAATGCCATCATATTAGGTGGTTTAGGATTTGTTGAAGCTAAAGCATCTAAAATGGTTAGTAAGAGTGCTGAAAAAAATAAGACTGAACCTTTAAATGTCATAGAAGAAGTAATGAAAAATTTAGGAATGAAGCAAGAAATTGGTAGTAAAAATATAAAAAATTTTAGCAAAGATAAAGAATTAGATAAGGTTGTGATTAAAAGGTTAAAGAAAGCAAGAGAAAAGATTAATGAGATTTGGAAAAAGTCTGGATTAATAGAGGTAGTGGAGGATGTTCAAGTTCTTTCTAAACGATTAGAAGCAACTGTTAAAGATTTAGAAACTAAAATAAAAGAATCTAAAACTAAATCTGAAAAATTTAAACACGAAACTAATCTTAAAGTAGCTAATAAACAGTTAAAACAAATTACAGAAGGAAAGATTATAGAAGGTAAAGATTATTTAGAAGGAATAGTACAAAAAATTAAAGAGTTAGAAATTAAAAATCAAGATAATCAAGTTGATATGAATACTATAAAACGACAAAAGAAAAATAATGAACCTTTTGATGCAAAAGAATTAACACGATTAGAAAACGAATCAAAACAAATTAATATTGAATTAAATAATCAAAGAGTTTTAAAAAATAGAGAAGTAGCATTAGATACAATTAAATTAGAATTAGAAGAATTAGGAGTAAGAGAAGTTAGAAAATCGGTAGAGATTGATAAAGCATCAACAAAACATAAAGATAAAGATTTGAATACTGTATTAAAAAATACAACCGATTCTAAAATTAAATTTGTGGAAAAAGATTTTGCATCTTTTAAAGCTACTCTAATGAAGCATTGGATAGATAGAATGAACCCACTTTTAAAACAGGTAGAATTAGCTAAAAAGAAAGGCGTTACTGATTATGTAGATGTTTATAAACGTATGCGATTAACACAAGGTATGATTGGTCGTGGTATGCACTTTATTAAAGCAGGTACTTTAGATTTTTCAACTTTAAAAATAAATGGAAAAGGATTAATAGAAATTATTAAGGATGTAGTTAAATCAGATTTAGAATATGCCGAGTTTAAAGGTTTTGCTATTTCTAAACGTGCATTAGAAAAATATAAGCAAGGTATAGATACACCTTTTACTGCAACAAAAACAGATATAGCAGCAGCTAAAAAGGTTGTGGAAACTTATGAAGGAAAATATGGAAAAACTTTTAAAGAATTAGTTGATTATCAACATAACCTTTTAGTTTATTTAAAAGATGCTGGTGTTATATCAGCAGCATTATTTGAAAAAGTTGTAGAATTAAATAAAGATTATGTACCCTTTTATCGTGTTGTAGATGTTACTCTTAAAGAAAATGTTAAAGATACTCATACTTTAAGTAAAGTTGTTAAAAATCCATTAAAAAAAATGGAAGGAGATGTAACAAAACCAGTTATTGATCCATTAGAAAGTATATTTTTAAATACTTTACACTTTGTTCAAATTGCTGAAAGAAATCACGTTTTTAGTAAATATATTGAAATGGTACAAAAAGTACCAGAACTATTCCCAGAAGTTAAAGAAGTAAAAAATTTTAAAAAATATACTCTTTCTAAAGAAGAAGTTAATAAAATTACAGGAGAAAAGGTAACAGATAGTATGCAAGAAACATTTACAATTTTTAGAAGGGATGGACAAGTCTTAACTGATAGTCAAATAGCTGTATTTGTAGAAGGTAAAATGAAAGTTTATGAAGTAGGTTCAGAAATTGCAACAGTATTAAAAGATATGAATGGCTATCAAGCTAAATTATTAATGAGATATGTAGCTATTCCTACAAGAACATTAAGAGCAGGAGCAACAACTGATCCTGCCTTTGTATTAAAAAACTTTTTTAGAGATACAGGTTTTGCGGCTGTGTTTTCTTTAAATACTTTTGTACCTATTATTCATACTGCAAGTGGTTTGTTTACAGTTTTTGGAGTTAAAACGGGTAAACTGGGTGAATTTGTTATGAGTAAAAAACAACATCAAAAAGCAAATGAATTATATAATAAATGGATGAAATCTGGTGCTATGCAATCTATGTTAGTTTCAATAGATAGAAATTATTTTAGAGATGGTCAAATGGTTGCTGAATTAGTTACAAAACGTAAAGTTCATAATGTAATTAATCCAAAAAATTGGTTGGAATCTTTAAGAATATTATCTGAAATAGTAGAAAGTGGATCAAGAGTTAAGGATTTTCAATTAACATTAAAAAGATTAGAAAAAGAAAACGCAAAATTATCTAAAGATAAAAAAATGAGTGAAAGAGAAATGCACGAAATAGCAGGATTTGAAAGTAGAGATTTAACTATAGATTTTAGAAAGATGGGTAATAGTATGCAAGGATATAATATGATTTCAGCTTTCTTTAATGCAAGAGTTCAAGGGCTAGTTAAAATTGCAGAAGCAATGAAAGACCCTAATAGAAGAAAAACAGTTTTAATGAAAGCTGCAATTAATATAACTATGCCGAGTTTGGTATTATGGTATATGAATAAAGATAGTGAAACTTATAAAGCATTACCGCAATGGCAAAAAGATTTATTTTGGATCATAATATCTAATGAAGGTACAGAAAAAGAAGTAGTCTGGAGAATACCAAAACCATTTGAATTGGGTTGGATTTTTGGAACTTTACCAGAAAGAATGTTAGATTGGATATATAAGGAAGATGCTGAATATGTTAAACAATCCGCAGGAGAATTTAGTTGGGAAATGATTAAGTCATTAGGCCCAATACCAGATATTATAAAACCTTTTATAGAAGATAAAGCAAATCAAAATTTCTTTTTTGATCGCCCTATTGTTCCATATCAAATGGAAAAGGTTTTACCCGAATATCAATATACAGAATATACAAGTGAAACAGCGAAACTTATTGCTAAAGCATTTGCAGGTTTAAGAGAACATTTTGGTATGGGAGAATTAATAGGGCCATCATTAGATAGTCCTGCAAAAGTAGATAATTATATCAAAGCGTGGACTGGTGGATTAGGAAATCACGTTTTACAAATATTAGATTTAGGTTTTACAAAAGCTGGAATAGCTAAACCAATAGTTAAACCTTGGTCAGATCAATGGCAAAGAAACTTATCAGATATGCCTATTATTAAAGCATTTGTAGTTAGACATCCTAGTGCTAGTGCATCTTATATACAAGAATTTTGGAAATTATATAGACCTATAAAACAAAAACACGATACTTTTGAGTATTTAATGAATCAGAATAAAGTAGAAGAAGCTATGAAAGTTTGGGATAGTTTTGATCCAGAATTATTGTATTTAATAGATATGGCTGGGCCAATTAGAGAAATTGGTGATGTTATTCATATGATATTAAAATTAGATGATATAAAACCTAATGAAAAAAGACAACTTATAGATCAGTTCTATTTTAATATGATAGATATAGCTAAACAAGCTCTTAAAGTTAAGAAGGAAATGAAGAAGTAAATGTTTAAAAATCAAAAGAATAATGGTATTATAGAGTAAATAGAACTATGACAATTTCTACAACAACAATTAAAAATAGCTATTCGGGTGACGATAGCACAACAGTTTTTGCCTATACTTTCAAGATAGCAACAACGGCTGATATACAGGTTATTATTCGATCTTCGGCAGGTGCTGAAACTGTAAAAACTTTAACGACCCATTATTCTGTAAGTGGTGCTGGTGTTGCGACAGGTGGAAATGTAACGATGGTTACTGCTCCAGCTTCAGGGGAAACATTAGTTATTAGACGTGCTACTACTCAAACACAAGCTGTAGACTTGGTGGAAAATGATCCATTTACAGCCGATAGTGTTGAGGGAGCATTTGATAAGAATTTAGCTATCATTCAAGAATTACAAGAATTAGCAGATAGATCAATTAAAGTATCAAGAACAAATACAATTACTTCATCTGAAATTACAACAAGTGCTGCAAATCGTGCAAGTAAAACATTAGGATTTGATTCAAGTGGAGATTTAACAACAGTTGCAGATTTCCTTCCAGCTGGTGGAGATTCAGCACAATTTACTTATTCAACAACAACGACAGATAGTGATCCAGGATCAGGAATTATAAGATTTAACAACACAACACTTGGATCAGCAACCATTGCTTATGTGGATGATTTAGAGGCAAATGCAACTGATGTTTCTGCATGGGTTCAAAGTTTTGATGATGTAACTGGTAATGATACTAACAGAGGAAGAATAAGAGTTACAAAATCTAATGCTTTAGATGTATGGCACGTTTGGAAAATATCAGGTGCTGTTACAGATGCTACTGGTTATACAAAATTAGCTTTAACTTATATTGATGGTGCTGGAGCTTTAGCAAATGAAGATAAAGTATTTTTATCTTTTTCAGCTAGTGGTGAAGATGGAGCAATACCTGGCTACTATTACAAATTTGATACATCAACAGCTGATGCTGATCCAGGAGCTGGAGATTTAAGATTTAATCATGCAACATATGCTAGTGTAACTTCAATATTTATTGATGATGCAGATGCAAATACTGCTAGTACAGCAGCAGATGTTCAAACATGGGGAGGTTCAACTTCTACCATTAAAGGTTTTTTACACATAGTAGATATTAATGACAGTACGACTTATGCAAGATTTAAAATTACAGCGGCTGTTACGGATGCTTCAGGCTACAATAAAATTACAGTTGTTCATTTAGCATCCAACAATACTTTTTCAGCAGCAGACGAATTATCAGTACACTACACAAGAACAGGTTTAAAAGGCGATACTGGTTCAACTGGTTCGACTGGAAGTACAGGATCAACTGGCTCAACAGGAGCAAGCGGAACAAACTCTCAACTCTCTATGACTTGGGATAATGCCACAGCGGATGCAGATAATGGTGCTGGAAAAATTGCTTGGAACCATGCAACGATAGCAAGTGCAACAGTTCTTTATGTGGATGATGCTGATGACGCATCAGCAAATATTCAACCTTATGTAGATACTTGGGATGTTGTATCTAACACAACAGCAAAAGGAATTGTTACAATTACAAAAGAAGGAACAGCATCAACGTATGCAGTTTTCAAAGTAAGTGGAAGTGTTACAGATGCAACTGGTTATTCAAAAATTCCAGTAACTCATGTTGTTAGTTCTGGATCATTTTCAGATGGCGATGGAGTTGGAGTACACTTTCAATATAGTGGTAATGATGGTTCTGGAGATATGTCGGATGTCGTTGATGATACAACACCGCAATTAGGCGGACAATTAGATGTCAACGGAAATGCAATAGGCGATGGAACTTTAGAACTTTTAAAATTTTCTGAAACAGGAAGTGCGGTCAATGAATTTACAATTGCTAATGCGGCAACAACTAATGGGCCAACTTTATCAGCAACAGGTGGAGATACTAATGTTGATATTAATATTACACCTAAAGGAAGCGGCAAAACTGTTGTTTCAGGAAGTATGAACGATTCTATTTCTTCAACGGGTAAAGCGTTAATAATGGGATTTTAATAATAATAAAAATAGGAGAAAATAAATATGGCAAGTGAAGTATTAAGCGTAGCACACGCAGTTGTTTCAGATTCTGAAAGCGTTTTAATTAACGGAGTTAATGGACACACTTATACTATCTTATCCGTAACAATGTGTGAAACTGCTGGAAATGCAGAAACTATTGATATGTATATAGATGATGGCGGAAGTGGAACGGATTACGAAATGTTATCAGATCAAGCTGTTGGTGCTAATGAAACTTTTGAATTTACAACTAAGTTTGTAATTTCAGATGAAGATCACTTATGTTTTGAAACAGCGGATACTGCGGCAGTAGATGTTGTTGTAAGCTATTTAGATCAGACAAGGTAATCCATGAGTGGTATTATTGCACAGAATACTCTTGATAGTTCTGGATTAATAAAAGCTCCAGCTGGTGGTGGTGCATGGAATTTTATAGCAAAACAAACAGCTTCAGCATCAGCAGATATTAGTTTTACAAGTGGAATTGATTCTACTTACAAGGAATATTTATTTACTTTTAAAGATATACATCCAGCTACTGATAACGCTGAGTTCCAATTTAATATGAGCATAGATGGTGGTAGCAACTACAATGTTACTAAAACCAGCACATATTTCTACGCATATCACTATGAAGATGGTAGCAGTACTTCTTTAACATATAATACATCAGGTGATTTAGCACAAAGCACAGCTTTTCAAAATATAGCAACAAATGTAGGTGCAGATAATGATCAAAGTGTATCAGGATATTTACATTTATTTAATCCATCATCTACGACATTTGTTAAACATTGGATTTCACAAATAAGTAATGCTCATGGTGCAGATATTATGATTAATCCATACACAGCAGGCTACGGAAATACTACAAGTGCCGTTGATGCTGTTCAGTTCAAATTTAGTGCTGACGAAATAGACGCTGGCGACATCTGCCTTTATGGAATAACAACATGACAGGTATAGTTGCACAAAACGTAGGAAGACCATCAGGCTTAATTAAAGCCGCAAGTGGTGGTGGTGGTGTTTGGACAAAGATTAAAGAAATAACAGCATCTTCAGATTCTGATATTAGCTTTGTTGACGGAAGTGATGATGTTGTTTTGGACAGCACATATCCAATTTATTTATTTAAGTTTATTGCCTGTCATCCATCAGGAAGTGGAGATTCAGCGGCACAATTTCAATTTAATATGAGTATAGATACAGGTTCAAATTACAATGTAACTAAAACATCAACTGCTTTCGAAGCATATCATAGTGAAGGTGGGGGTTATGGTGTTATAGGTTATAATGCTAATAGAGATTTAGCTGAAGGAACAGGATTTCAAGTTTTATCAGATAGATTTGATAGTCTTGGAAATGATTATAATATTAGTGGAGAACTTTGGCTTTTTTCGCCATCGTCAACCACCTATGTAAAACATTTTATGGCAACAACAAATTTTATAAATAGCGATTTATGTTATCATTATCATATAGCAGGCTACGGAAATACCACATCTGCTGTAGATGCCGTTCAATTTCTATTTAGTCCATCTAATATAGATGCTGGCAAAATAAAATTATACGGATTGGGAGATAGCTAATGAGTGGAATAATAGCACAAAATTCAGGTAGGCATACAGGATTAGTTAAAGCTAGTTCTGGAGGTGGCGGAGTTTGGAATTTAATTAAAACCTATACTGCTTCAAGCGATAGTGATTTAAGTTTTGTAGATGGAACAGATGGAGTAGATTTTACAGCTTATGATGAGTTTGTGTTTAAATGGATTCAATGTCATCCATCCAATGATGCAACTCATTTTCAAGTTAATTTTAGAGATGGCAGTACAGCTTATGATGCAACAAAGACTACCACAGCTTTTAAAGGATACCATGATGAATCAGATTCTACCGCAGAAGTAGCTTATAGAACAGGAGAAGATTTAGCACAAAGTACAAGTGCATTAATTATTCAAAATAATATTGACAATGCTAATGATGCATCTTCAAGTGGATATTTGCATTTATTTAATCCATCCGACACAACTTTTGTTAAACATTTTATATCAAGAGCTATTAATTTAGGAAATAGTGATGCGGCTTCTGATTGGTTTGTTGGTGGTTATTGTAATGTAACTGCCGCAATAGACGGTGTGCAGTTTTCTATGTCAGCAGGAAATATAGATGCTGGATCAATCTCACTATTCGGAATTTCTTAATTAAGGAGGAAAATATGCCAAGATACCATAACATAAACGGAAACAGAGTTCAGTTCACAGAAGCAGAAGAAACTGCTCGTGATGCAGAAGAACAAGCATGGAGAGATGGTGCATTCGATAGACAAATTGCAGATTTAAGACAAAGAAGAAATAGTCTTTTATCAGCAACAGATTTCTATGGTTTGCAAGATGTAAGCATGACACAAGACATGACGAATTATCGTCAGGCT